TTACGTTAGCTTTGCTATGCCATAAAATCGCAACCTCAAACTTTATGGGAGCTAACTGCCAAGTTCTACTTTTGGATCAATATGTTTTGCTCATCTCTACTATATATTATCATACTAAAATTAAAATGTACAGTTTAAAAGTATTTCTTTAAATTGAAAAATATATTGACAAATTAAAATTGGAGATTTATAATTCAATTTATCAGTTGAAAATAAAACAATACATTTTAAACGGAGGTAATTGATATGTATGAGGTAATCAATGAAAACTTAGGAATTGCAAAGTGCAGTTTAATGGATTTGACAGCTGAACAAGTGAATCAGTTTCTTGGACAGTGGGAACCCGGGGCTAATATAGACAGCCTGATTCTATTCTATGATAAAGAAAATGATTTGATTGTGCTTAATGGTTCAAGTAAGGGATATCAGTTTTGGATTGATATTGTAGAAGCATATTTAATTGCTGAAGGAGAAGAAAAAAAGAGATTTGAAGAGGAGTTTGATAAGTATTCTAAGGATATTAGAAAAGTTCTTGATAATTGCATAAGAGAACGAACAATTAGGAGAGAACTGTTTATAGCTGAACAACAGGTTTTTGAGAGTGAGTATTCTCCAGTGCTTCAAATAATTTGGAACAAATGTGAAACGGATGAAGTAATAAAGATTCTTACTGCTTTTAATTATGGGATGATTTGTGGAAAACGTAAAGAAAGAAAAAGACAATCCTTCACAGCCTAGCAAGCACTCAGGATTGTCTTAAACGCAAGGAGTACCTTGCAAACTGATTATAGGGTACTCCGAGAGTAAATGCAAGAGAAAAGGAGACAAAAATAAATGAATAATTTAATGATATTTGAAGGACATGAAGTGGAAGCGTTTGAATTGAAAGGACAGGTTCTGTTCAATCCATATCATGTCGGAGAATGTTTGGAATTAAACGGAGATGCTGTAAGAAAAGCAATGTCCAGAATGAATGAGAAGCAGGTGCTTAAAATTTCAAATTCGGATGTGACTAATAATCACATCCGAAAATTAAATAATGCCGGAGAAAATTTTTTGACTGAAAGTGGAGTATATAAATTAGTATTTAAGAGCAGAAAACCAAATGCAGAAAAGTTTACAGATTGGGTTACAGATGAAGTATTACCATCAATTCGTAAACATGGGATGTACGCGGTGGACGATTTAATTAACGATCCAGATTTGGCAATAAAGGCATTTACGGCACTTAAAGAAGAAAAAACACGAAATAAGATGTTACAAGCGGATAATGAACGGATGCGTCCAAAAGAGATATTTGCCGATGCGGTGGCAACAAGTCAAACATCTATTTTAATCGGAGATCTTGCGAAGCTCCTGAAACAGAATGGAGTTGAAACTGGTCAGAAAAGGTTTTTTGAATGGCTTAGAGAGAACGGATATCTAATTAAAAGAAAAGGTGCTGACTGGAATATGCCAACTCAGAAAGCAATGGAACTTGGCTTATTTGAGGTAAAAGAAAGTGCTGTGAATAATCCAGATGGTTCAGTTAGAATCAATAAGACAACCAAGGTAACAGGCAAGGGGCAGCAGTATTTTATCAATAAGTTTTTAGGAACAAGTGATAAAAAATTATTAGAAGGATAGATAGAAGGTGATAATTTGCAGGAGAAACGAAGCAGAAAAGAACAGCGGCGGGACAGGCAGCAGCATTATGAAGAGTTGGAGAGCCGGCATGATGCAAAGGCGTTGGAGAGATTTAAGCGACCGGCTTACCAGAGCGTAAGCGTTGCAGAATATCTGGCAAAGAAGTATGACATTACAGCGGAGGTGGATACCGGTGGACAAGGGCATTTTGATTGAGTACGCAGATATGAAAGAAGAGATTAAGGATCTGCGCCGGAGAATTGAAAAAATCCAGAAAGAATTGGATAAACTGCATGGACAAATTGTTGTGGATTCGGTATCATGTGGTAAGAAGGGCAAGAAGACACTTGGCATGGTGAAGATCACTGGCAGACCGGTTGGTGTGATCTCCAGAAAAGAACAGCTGCTGAAAAAGCGGAACAGAAGGCTTGAGGAGCTGGAGGAAGAACTTCTGGAAATGACAATTCAGGTGGAAGAGTACATAGAATCCATTGAGAAGAGTGAACTGCGGATTATCTTCCGGCTGTATTTTCTGGATGACTTATCGTATCCAAAGGTTGCAGATCAGATGAACAAAATGTTCCCGAAGCGCCGGATCCGGTACACGGACGAGAATATCAAGAAAAAAATTCAAAGATATTTTGAAAATGTCCCCCAATGTCCCGATAAAAAGTGATAGAGTATAAACTGGAATTGATGAAATGTAACAAGGTAAGACATTTTTGATGGTTCCTCCTCTGATATTTAAAACCATGAAGAGACACCTGGTATTGCTGGGTGTCTTTTTCGTTGCGTAATGTCGAAAAAAGAGGTATTATGGGGATAGGTTTTATATGAGCGGAGGAAAAGACAATGAGGTTATATGGAATGTATTATACCTGTAAAAAGCATATTGAATATGTTAAAAACATGAAAGTTACCAATAAAACAACTGCTAGGGAGGCAACATGGTCCATAAAGTCTTGGGCGGAAAGGAGCAAGGTGTTAAACGAGCTTGCTAAAATGAAACCATTAAGAACGCCCGCAAGAGAAGTATATGAAGCAATTCCTGTAGTATATCGAGATCAAGATGAATTTGATATATCAGGGACGGTGAAGGATAGATTCGTGGCTGCGAGAGGAAAACTTATTGTGGCAATGGAAACGGTTATTGATATGTATGAAACCATAAATCCGAAGAAAGTAATTGATGAGGATTATGGATTTGACATAAAAATGCCGGAATTTGATGATTTGGGAGAGTTTTCTAAGTGCATGGAGGACTTGGATTTTGTAATGAAACAGTGTCCATATTTGAATGATAAAGATGGACAAATAAAGTATGGATCGATTGATGTTGGATCTACGTGGTTGACATTTATTATTGTTGGAGTGGGTGCTACAACAGTAATGACTAATTTGGCTAAAATCGTTGACATTGCAATAAAAATAAAATCACATATAACGACCGTTAAAATGCAGGAAGAGGCATTGAGATCTGTTGAAATAAGAGATGAAATAGCAGCAGAAGTATTAGATGCGTACAAAAAAGCAAATCGGATTTTAACTCAAAATAGCGTTGCTGAATTAGAACGGGAACTCGGAGAGTTAAAAGATGGCGAAGAAAAAGACAAGGCTGGAAAAACGTTAGAAAAATTGGGGTATTGGATGGATAAGGGGATGCAAATATATTCATCAATTGATGCACCAGTTGAAATTAAAGATGTATTTCCGTTACAGCAAGAAACAAATTTTCTTTCGGATGATTTAATAAAATTATTAGAAAATAAAGAAAAATAAATTCCGTTTTTATAGCACCCTTCGGGGTGCTTTTCTAATACATAAAATTGGATCATTAGTTCAGCGGTAGAACATTCGCCTCATAAGCGAAACGTCACAGGTTCGATACCTGTATGATCCATTAAAATAAACCAGAATTGAAGGTGGTGAAGTGGCAGGATATGAAAACATAAGAGATGCAAATGAGAAGAGAACCCCGGAAGAGCGCCGGGAATTGGCAAAAAAGGCAGGAAAAGCGAGCGGTCAGGCAAGACGCAGGAAGGCAGACTTCCGGAAGACCTTAAACCTACTGCTTACTGCCGAAATAGATAACGAAGAATGGAAGCCGGTTTTGGAGTCGCTTGGTGTTGAGTGTACTTTGGAATCGGCTTTGCTTATGGCTCAGATTAAGATGGCATTGGCGGGAGACACACAAGCTGCGAAGTTTGTAGCACAGTATTCCGGACAAAGCGCCAGGGCCGAGGAAGATCTGGAAAATAAGAAAGCAGATACAGAACTGATCAAGGCAAGAAAAGAAGCTATTACTGGTGAAAATGAGAATGATGAAGCACTTGATCGGCTGGATCAGATCCTGAAAGAGGTGCGGGATAATGCAGTTAAGCAAGAAACAGAATGAGTACATTGTGAACGCAACTCATAGATGGAATATTAAGTCTGGTGCGGTACGTTCTGGAAAGTCCTACGTTGATACGGCTTTTGTGGTTCCTTTTCGTATTCGGGAAAGAACTGGTAAACCGGGACTCAATGTTATTCTTGGTGTATCCAAAGAATCAATTGAGCGAAATGTGCTGCAGCCAATGCGCGAGATTTATACAAACAAGCTGATCGGACAGATCAATAACCGGAATATGGCGCATATTTGTGGCGAAGAGGTGTATTGCCTGGGAGCTGAAAAGGTCAGTCAGGTGGCGAAGATCCAAGGTTCCAGTATCAAGTATTGTTATGGCGATGAGGTTGCTAAATGGAACAAGGAAGTGTTCCAGATGTTAAAATCCCGTCTGGATAAGCCGTATTCGTGTTTTGATGGATCCTGCAATCCGGAGCATCCAACACATTGGCTGAAAGAATTCCTGGACAATGATAAATTAGATATTTATCTGCAGAAATATACGATATTTGACAATCCTTTTTTACCTCCGAAATATGTGGAGGAGCTCTGTAAGGAGTATGAGGGTACGATTTATTATGACCGGTTAATCCTTGGACTCTGGAAGCGTGCAGAAGGAGCAATCTACAAACGTTTTGCGGATAATCCAGATGTCTATAAATGTGAGGTACTGGATGAGCTTACAAATGACGCAGAATACAAGCAGTTCAAAAAAACAGATATCGTATCGATAGAGATCGGACTTGACTTCGGAGGAAATCAGTCCGGTCATTCTTTTGTTGCCAGAGGATACACAGATGATTATGCGGATGTGGTTGCGGTAATGTCTAAGAGAATCATGGCGAAGGATTCAGAGGAAGATATTGACAGTAATAGGCTGGATGAGCTGTTCTGCGATTTTGTTCAGGAGGTAATCGATAAATACGGGGTGCTTGCAAAAAGCGGTAATTATGTGGAGTATTGCAACGTGGAATCCGTTTATTACGACAATGCAGAAACCGTACTTGGTAATTCTATCCGGAATGCAGTAGAAAAAAGATTCCCTTGGATCACTGTCAGAAAAGCAAGGAAAGCAGCGATTATTGACCGGATCCGTTGCACGGTAAGGCTTATGGGAGCGGGAAGATTCTGGATAACAGACGATTGCAAGTCCTTGCAGACGGCATTTTCAGATGCAGTATGGAACAAAGATGTAACAGACAAGGATGAGCGCCTGGATGATGGAAGCACCGATATTGATAGTCTGGATGCGTTTGAGTATACGATAGAAAGAGATATGAAGGACCTGATAGAAGAGGTGGAAGATGTTTGATGGATTAAAAAGACTATGGGGAAGGATAGTGAGCATGTTTAGTTATACGACCTTAAAAAATATAATCGGCAAAGATGTGGCGCTGTCACAGACCATGATCGATGCCATCAATAAATGGAAAAAGATGCTGGTTGGGAATGCGGACTGGTGCAGCGATATTGTAGAGTCTTTGAAGCTGGAAGAGGGGATTTGCCGTGAGTTCGCAGATTCCGTTTTAGTGGAGATGGAAGCCAAGATCCTGAATAATGACAAGATGGACAAGGTCCTTCAGAAGAGCTTATCAGACATGAACAAGAAGTTGCAGACCGGTTTGGCACTTGGAGCAATGGTGCTTAGACCACTTGGACCAGATACAGCAGAATATGTTGCGGCGGATAAATTTATTGTGATCAGTTTTGCGGATGATGGAACACCGAATGATATTGCTTTTCTGGTTGTGAAGTGTATCGGTGAGAACGATTATTATACCAGAGTTGAACGTCACTATTTTACAAACGGCAATCTGACGATTGAGAATAAATGTTATCATTCGCAGAGTCAGAGCGATATTGGGCAGATCTGCAGCTTGGAAGAGGTGGCTGAATGGGCGAACATTCTTCCGGGACCGGTTATTTATCCAGGGATGGTTCAGATGGATTTTGGATATTATCAAAACCCGATTGAGAATAAGGTGGACGGATCTGCTTGTGGTGTATCGATCTATGAGTCCGCAGAGAACCTGATCAGAAAAGCAGACATCCAGGGAGCTCGGCTGGACTGGGAGTACGATTCTGGAGAACGTGCAATCCATATTGACGAGAGAGCTTTGAAGAAGAGCGGTGGAAAGACCTATTTACCGAGATTAAAGAAACGCCTGTATAAGGGGTTGAATCTTGATGATGGAAAAGATAAAGAACTGTATAAAGAATATTCGCCTGAGATGCGAGATGAAGCCTTCAGAAGAGGTTTGGAAGAATACAAACGGGAAATCGAATTTAATGTGGGACTTGCCTACGGAGATCTTTCAGATGCACAGGAGGTAGATAAGACAGCTACTGAGGTGCTTGCTTCCAAGACAAGGAAATACAACCGTGTAACTGCAATTCAGGGGAAATTGGAAGAGTGCCTGAATGGATTTGTAACTGCTTTGGCATTCTACAACGGTTCTTATATGTCCGGTGTGGAATTTACCTGTGAATTTAATGATTCCATTCTGGCAGACGAAGAATCGGAACGACAGCAAGATCGGCAGGATGTAAGCATGGGGGTTATGAGTCTGTTGGAATACCGGATGAAATGGTACAACGAGGATGAAGAAACTGCAAAAGCAAAACTACCAGAGCAGAATCAGGTGATGGAGTAGGATGCGAAAAGAATACAAAGATCAGGTTGCCGATAAGATTGCAGCGCGGTACATAAGCCTAGAAGAACGGATTTTGCAGGACATTGCCAGGCGGATCAAAAAGACCGGCGAGATCACCAGTACAGCAGACTGGCAGATCAATAGACTTCGGATTCTGGGATATTCTTCCGAAGATATCGAAAGAGAGATCAAGAAAACACTGGATGCGTCTTATCCGGAGATGTTTGAGCTGTATGATAAAGTGATCGACTGGGAATACGTCCGGAATAAGGACGTTTACGAACAGATCAATGCAGAGTTTATTCCGTATGAGGAGAACAGGCAGCTGCAGCATATCACGGATGCAATCATTCAGAAGAGCCTGGAAGATCTGGAAAATGTAACGAGGTCACTTGGCTTTTATCTGGATTATAACGGCAGAAAGGTCCTGACACCGTTGTCGCAGGTTTATACAAATTATCTGGACAATGCCTGCTTTGACATTGTGACTGGAGCATTTGACTATGGCAGCGTATTGCGCCGAGTGGTCACACAGCTGACAAACAGTGGACTTCGGAAGATTGAGTACGGATCCGGATACGCAAGCCGGGTAGAAGTGGCTGCCAGAAGAGCTGTGATGACTGGTGTGGCGAATCTTACCGGAGAAATAGCAGACTACAATGCCAAGAAGCTCGGAACAGAGTATTTTGAGGTTGAGTGGCATGCCGGGGCCCGTCCTACTCATGCGGTATGGCAAGGTCAGGTCTGGACGAAAGAGCAATTGTATTCAGTTTGTGGACTTGGTACAGTGACAGGACTTCTGGGAGCTAACTGCTACCACACATACTATCCGTTCTTTCCGGGAATATCGGAACGCAACTGGTCGGATGACTGGCTCGAAGAACAGAACCGGAAGGAAAGCAAACCAAAAGAGTTCCGCGGCAAAGAGTATGCTCTGTACGAGGCAAAGCAAAGACAGCGCCAGATGGAGACAGCAATGCGGGCACAGCGAGAAAAGGTGCAGATGCTTCAGAACGGCGGTGCTGATCGGCAGGAGGTTATGCTTCAAAAAGCCAAATATCAGGGGCAGCTTAACGAATATGCGGCGTTTTCTCGTAAAATGGGATTGAAAGAGGAAAGAGAGCGGATTTATCTGGATATGCGTGGTAAAATTGCAACCAATAATAAAACGCAGAATAAGTTATTCCCACCGGAGATGATCCAAAACGCTTCAAAAGATATCGCACAGTATAAGCGGTACAAAGAAGTTCTGGGAGATTCCGTTGGAACGCTTGCCAAGTTCGGTCAGGTGAAATATAATGATAGTGAGGGATGGGAAAAGGTTCAAAGCAAATTTTTCACATATCTTGAGATTGACAAGAAAGATTGGTCAGAAGAATTTAAGAACACGTCTAAACAGG